AGGGTTTCTTCTGCATAATATAAGGCTTGCGACGCGTTGAATTGAGCGCTGCCGATACAGTCGTGTGCTTGCAACGTTAGGCTATGCTGAAATTGCGCATCACTCGGCGTGTCATGGTCAATGCCTATAATATCCCAAACAATAGTGCCTGTGTCGTAATTGCTAACAAATTGGTCACCCACACGAAATACTTTATCTGCTAGACCAGATCGCACAATATACTGTATCTCTTGCCATGAGCTAATAGCTATTGGGCTAAGTTGCCCGTGATTTATCGACGCTAAAAGCTGATTTGATAAATCTACTTTATCAAGGATACTTCCCGTTAGTTGGGCAGTGGCCGGGGTATCTCCCGATGTGATAGCGTCAATTCTGTTCTCCAGGGGCGAAAGGTCAACGGTAGTCAACTCCATACCCCTCGTCTGCTGGACCAGTCTGAATTTCGTCTGTGCAGCCGCGCCGTTCACGTAGCGGAAACGATACTGTTGTTTAGTCAGGGCAGTCCAAGGCAGTACAGTAGTTGTACTAGCAGACACGGAAACATTTGTCGTCTGGCTCCAAGTAACCCCATCGTCGTCGGATTCCTCAAGGTAAAGTGTCCCCGCCTTGTCTGCCCAAACAAGGCCGCTGACAGATCCGGCGGGGATACCGCTTTCAAAGCGGTCGCGCCCGGCCTGGATATACGACATATTCGCCTGCAACGGCGTTTTAGTCAACATTACAACAGACATTTATATTCCCTCCCATGCAACTTTCTTAAAGTAAGGGTGCATTTCCTCAGCCACGCCTTCCAGTGTGGTTCTCCATGCCCTTTCCCTGCTTCTCTCCAGGCGTTCATTGTGTTCGTCAATCTCGGTAAACACCTTGCCGCCACGCACCCTGATATCCCCTCTCCTGACAGCATCCTCTACCCGGGCATCAAGGCGGTTGCCGGGGACATCGCAGGCATATGTATTTAACACGTGGCCCAGGGAATGAACCTCATACTTCTGGCGCCTGCTGTTCCAGACAATAAAAAGGTTCTTGTCGTATTCCCGCAAGCGGCGGGTTATATCGTAGCATCCGCCAGAAAAAATTGGTTGCAGGTGGTGTTTCCCCTGCAACCTCTCATTTACATCGTACTCAAATGTGAGTCCCATAAAGTACAAAACCCTCCTAGAATCCTATAATAAACGCTCTGACAGTCAAATCCGAGAGATCCGTATTATTGACAACCTCCGATGCGGCGGCAGCAGACAGCGCTCCGCCCGCAGCACTAGCGGTATCGGCCAGGGTGCCAGGCCCGTGTGTATGCGTATCAGTCGGTATAGCGTCAGTCCCGGCAGTAATCTGGTACAGCAGGCTCACGTTCAAATCTGCGGCAGCAGTGGTATCTGCGGCAACACTCTTGACAGATATTTTATTACCGGCAGAGACATCAACGGCATGTCCTGCGGTGGTATCGCTCCCGGAAACCGCATCCGCGGCGATTGCGCACCCAAGGTCGGTGTCCTCTCCATTCTTGCGGACAGTTAATGTAATGGTCTTGGTACTCTCCCCGGCGCTCCCGGGGGCAGTGCCCAGGGTGGCGAACAGGCCGATTATTTTCCCATCTGCCGGAACAACAAATACAATGTCCTCGTTGTTGTTTTCAGCGTTGTCCGCAGGGCCGATATACTTCGTACCCCCAGCCGTGATAGTACCCTGAATTCCTGCCAGCGGGACAGCCTGCAGGACGGATACAGCGGCAGTGGCGGAGGGGACAGCGCTCGCGCCGGTATCAAGCGCAACCGCATGGGTGTGGTTTGAAGCCGTACCGACAGGCGTATAAACCTTGATCTTGCCATCATCCCTGTCATACTCGAAAAGGTAACCTGACTTTTGGGAGAACAGGATTTCCTCTACAGCAGCCAGAGGTAAGGTCACTTCCTCGCCTCCGGTTGGGTAAGGATCACTGAAAGTAATATCAACAAGCGCCCCGCGTTTTGTACCCATGCGAAGGCGGCTTACGATTGTAACATCAGCAGCCATAAAAAAGCACCTCCAATAAAAGTGGAGGGGGCTTTAATCCCCCTCCTTGTTGATTAGTGACGTGTTATCCCGGTGAACTTCACCTGGCCCTTGGGCCTGGCACAGCCGAGGTCGCAGTATTTACGCAGGGTGGCATCGTAAACAGGGGTATTGCCCCTGCGGAAAAGGATGCTCCCGTCCTCGTCCATCCAGCCCCAGTCGGCCATCTCGTAGAGCTTCCAATCCTCCAGGGAGAGTGCGAGAAGCTCTCCGTTGGCACAGTAGCGGTCGGCGGTCAGCGGAATGCCATTGAAGCTGTCAGCCTTGAAGCCGCCCTTCATTTCGATGGTATTGACTATTTGTTTCTGTGCGGCCAGCAGGTTCCTGTAGGCCCTGCGGACACCTTTCTCGCAGATTAGGAAGTTGATGGTATTACCAACCTCGTCCTCGGCGATGTCAATGCCTTCCTGAATTTTAATTTCGGAGATTTCAGCGTTGACGGCGAGGATCGTCGGGTTAAACCACTTGTTGTTGGCCCGGTTGATGCCGTACAGTGAGTTATCCGCAGTCATTACAGCGGCAACCCCGGTAAGCTCCAGACCTTTGTTGCCTGCAACATAAATGACATCGTTGGCTACCGGAGCTGTCGAGGAAACAAAGACGATCTGGTTGTTTTCCTTGTCCACAACGGTAACCTCAGCCTCTGAAGTGTCCTTGTCGTCGCCGGTATAGACATCGATCAGCATACCCTCGGCAAACCATTTCGCACTGTCAAGGGTGCAGGTATGGGTGTTGCCGCTCGTAGATACATCCGTAACGGTTGCGAGTTTGCCTGTCCCGTCACCCATAACCTGGCGGGAAACGTCCTTCTTGGCGTCACGCTCGGCTTTCTCCAGGTCGTGGGTAAGCGCCCGGATGAAAGCAGCCCTGTCAGACCGGGAAGCCTGGATAGCCTTGTCAGATACCTGGATCTTGGCGAAGATGTTCTTGGTTTCCCATTCTGCCTGTACGAACTTGCGCGGATTGACGGTGGGCAGGGTACCGGTATCGGAACGGTTGCCGATGCCGCCGGTTACGCCGTAGGACAGCGCCATTTTGATTTTGTAGCCCTCCACGTGCTCCTGGTCACGTTCGAGTTGAGTTAAAAAAACGCTGGCCTGCTCGTTGAGCTGATAGGTTAGCGCCGGTAGGTACCAATACTTTAGAGCATTGGCGATTGTTGTCATGCTAAGTGGGGTGTCTGACATTTTTTATACCTCCTATGACTCCCTACAAGCCAAGCTGGCGTCTCAGCACAGCACCTGCCTCCCTGACGTTTTTAGGCGCAATCGGCGGAGTTGCCGCCGGTGTCCCGCCTGGTTGAGATCCTAACAACTGGGGCGGTTTGTTCTGCTGGACGCTTTGTACATGGCTTTTCAGGATTTCGTTTTTGATATCTGGATTTTGGATAATCTGCTGCCTGAAATTCTGATCAGACAGTAACTGCTCCGGTGATGGCGGAGCAGCCTGAGCAGGTTTATGAAGCTTTTTTGCGGCCTCATAGACAACCTGTAAGGGGTCTTGGCCTGATTGTTCCATAGCCCTCAGCGCTTCTTTGCCGAGCATCCCGGCAATGACCTCCATTGTGGGCTTAACCTCATAAATATCGGGGTTCTGTTCAGCTAAAGCCATAAGCCGGTTAGTGTAGTTTTGAACCTCCTGCCGGAACTGATGTTCCTGGATGATAGGCGTAAGGGGGTTGACTACCTGTTCTAGCATCTTCTGGAACTTGTACTCGATGGCTTGAGCCGTCTGCTGATCCCGCTTGGTTAATGCAGCCACGGGATCTTCGAGAAACTCTTCGTGGAACTTCTCGCGTTCCTCCGGTGTCATTTCCACTTCCCAGGGGAACTTTGGTTCTGGTTGCGGCGGGGACTGCGGCTGTTGAGCCTGCTGCTGCTGTTGCTGCTGTGCCTGTGCCTGTAAGATATAGGTTTTGAGCATTTGGTTTTCCTGGGCAATCCTAGAGAACTGCCCCAGTTTATTGCCCTGCTCGCCTAATACCTTCTCAAGCTCCGCGTAGGACTTCGCCATTGCAGCTATATTCGGTGTTCCGTCCGGGTTTTTAAACTTATCGGGAATCTGGAACTCCGGTTCCTGCGGCTCTCCTTCCTCAACCTGTTGTTGATGCGGCTGTTGCTGTGGTTCCTGCGGCTCTCCTTCCTCAAGCGGCGGTGTCGCTGCCGCTGGCGGCTGCCCTATTTGCCCTCCGGACAGCGTTGAGGGGTCGGCTCCGTCCAGTATTGCATTGAGTACATTAATATCCCTTACTCCCGTTTGCGCCTGCGGTTGTGCCGCTGGTTCAGGCGCTGGAGCAGTTGCCGCTATCGGTTCCGGCGCGGCTGGTGCCGGGCTAGCTGGTACAGAGTTATCAACTTGCATTCCTGGGACTTCCATGAATATAAACCTCCTAATTGGCGGCCCGTATCAAGGGTTGTCGCCGTGTTTTGGGAATAAAAAAACCTCTTTCAAAGAGGTTTTACCTGCCTAATATTTGGTTGTACCATTGAGTCAGCTTCATAATATCTTCAAACGTGAAGTTTTCCGGGCCTCCGCCGAAGTTTGACGGGGCTGCATAGGCTCCGCTTGGACCTGGCACTACATTACCCTGACTTAGCATGGTTAGGTACATAATGTCGTCAAAACTGAGTTTTGCCGCCACATCCGGATCAAGTTGCGGTTGGGGGGTATTCGGCGTTATCCTGCCGCCAGGGCGCCCCCCGTGGCGTTCTCCGCCTGCCGGTTCCTGCTGTATTGGCCCGGCAGGAAGTGTTTGCGCCGGAAGCGGCAACTGCTGTACAGGGCCGGGACTTGGTATAGGGTGCGGACGCGGGCCGCCAAGGTTTGCCCTGTTCTGGGTGCCTCCTCCTAACTGCGGCTTTTGGGCGTACAAACTTGCCCTGGATGTCGTTCCCTGTGCGGGCCTGCTTATACCCTGTAATGCTCCTAATATCGGGTGCATTGCCTGTTGTCTTACCATCTCATCCTCCCCTCTCTTAGGCGACAGATTCGCCACCTGAATTGTTATCCTGCTGTCCTGCCGTGACAAACTGCTGCTGCATCTGCGCCATTGCCGCCTGCTGTATATACATAAGGTGCATGTTGACGTGCATGTCAAACCCATATTCTAATGCCGGATTCTGTGCCCGGAGTTGCTCAAAGTCCGTAGTCAGGCGGTAGTTGTTATGCCGCTTGATATGAACAACATGGTCATCGTAAGACACAACAGGTGGCATTTGCCCCTGTTCCATGGCCATGTTCTCGCGTTCTGCGCGGGACATATGCAGTTGATCCTCGTCGTCCGCAGACTCCCATTCGCCCATCTCGATCATCTCGAACACCTTGGAACGGATCTCACGCGTGATCTGGCCCGTCTCAGGATCGTTAAGAAGCCCAGTCTTGAGCAGGTCAAACACCATCTGGCGCTTGCTGGACGGACTCTCGGCAAGTGCCGAAGTGGTGTCAAGGATAATATCGTCACTCGATAGGTCAGAACCAACCCAGTCAATAACCTCAACCACGTTGTTGCGGCCGACGGCGTTAAGCGTCCTCGGGGCCTGGACAAACTGTTTGAAAAGGCGCAGTTGGACTTTGCCGGCCTGAATCAAGAACCTTTCAATATTCTCTGCCGTGTTCGATATGCGGGTATCGTCCTGTTCCTGTAAGAGTCCGATGGCAACACCGGAGTTCACGCCAGATGGCACTGATGAATCCCTGGAAACCTCGGATACACCGGAAAGGATGGAAAACTCGGTTAGAAGCGTATGTTCCTCCGTCTCGAAGGCGTTTGGCAACGGCGGGTTCTGCACCTGCATGGGTGCTGTAAACCCTTTCCTGTAGACGTGTATCGCCCCTGGACTTGCCGCCTCATTCTCAAGCGAGACAATGTCTATCGAATCTTCCTCAACCAGCCACTGTCCTATAGCGGTCCGGTTCAGGTACTCCGCTTTGCGGTTCCGTAGGGCATTGTAGCGCCGCTGTATTGGTATCAGGTGCTCTATGACAGCCTTGCCCCAAAAGCATCCAGGCCTTTGCAAGCAGACAAGGCGGACAAACGGGTATCCTGGCGTACCGTCCTCACCTGTCATAAAGGGCATCGGACCATGGTGCAGGAGTTTTCCGTTGGCAACAATAATTAAACGACCTTCCGGGTGCTGTCTTGTCGGTAGCTCCCAATACTCTTTGACGATCGCGTGGTCCTCCAGCTTAACGTTTTGGAGTCTGAAACCACCCTGGCCGTACCCAAGGCCGCCCAAACCTGTCATAGTCTTTTGATAGCGCTCCGACTCGGACTTTTCAGCAGCCACGCGGATTCCCCATGTCTCGAAAATGGTGTCTATGTGCATGGCCTTGGCATGGATGATGCTGCGGCAGGCATCAATGTCATTGCGCCAGCTTGAGTCAGGGTAAAACTCCTGGGGAGGTACGACAATAGTCTCACTATCACCCTCGCGGATTTCCACCGTCTCGCCCGTCTCGGGATCCTGCATGATGCCTATAACAGGTCCTTTGTTCGGGTTCCATACCCGTTTTTCAAGGACAGTGCCGCACACTTCCATCCAGGCTAGTTCTTCGGAAAACTTATCGCGCCATGCCTGTTCTGCGAAGTTGTTCTTCAGGAGCATAGTGCCAACCTTGGCCGCGTGCAAGTCCGCCTGTTCAGATGTCCCTGGTTTGACTTTTAAAAGCGGCTGCACCCGTTTCAGCTTCGATATGCGGACGTAGATGTTCGGCGCAATGTGGTTGAACGCCTCACGTTCCTGCCACTCGTACAGAAGCGGCATCTCTTCAAGGTTCATGCTGCCGGTGTTGATGTCAACATACTGGTTGCCCTCGAAGAATGCTTGGTTTAGCCGCCACTGCAACTCATGGGGACGCCTTTCCTCCTGCCGGCGTTTAAACTCGCGGTCAACAAGGTCAATTAAGGTCCTCTCGTCGATAGGTTTCTGTATTTCCGGCTGCCCCTGGTCATTTTGCTGGCCGAAAACCCTACCGCCTATGCTATTAATTGCCACTTTGAGTCCCTCGAACATCCTCGTTCACCGCCTCTGCCTGCTTTTTCTTAATAAAATTGGTACTTTTCGGAGGTGGCCTGCCTTTCATGGCCTGATATTCGCTTAAATCCCTCGCCATAATGCGGTTCAGGAGGTCTTTCCGTTCATTCTCATGCCTGTGCGCCTGAAAAACGAGTGTAGCAGCCATGATAAAGCCAAAAATGAGGGCTTCAAGCATTACCGAACAGCCTCCCAATCTCTCTTCTATCCGAATCCTTCTCTTTTTCGTTCAGTTCTTCGTATGGCGCAGCTATCTGCTGTTCCCATCTCTCTACCATCCTGTTGTCAAACTTGTCGATCATCCACCGTGCCCAACCTGCCCAAATGCCGTGCATCCTGGAAGCTAGAATTTCCACCAGTTCCGTGTCGTTTTGGATGATCCCCGCAACCTTTTGCAGCTTCTGTTCGGGTGTTAAATCTGCAAAAAGGCGTTCTACCGGCACATGCGGCAGCAATTCATCCGGTATTTTCTCTACAATAGACTTCGCGCAGCCGTCACAGACAGCCAAAAAGCCCGGGTTTGCAATACTGGCCGGATTAGGCTGGCCTATCAGGTACTTAGCTATCTTTCTGTCATGGGTTCCAGGGGTGTTCATCATCTCACAGAAGCGAGATGTAAACGGGTTTTTGATGAATTGTGTTGTACTCATAGAAGCCCTCCTTCTCTTATACAATCCTTTTCCTACGTTTCCTCAGCCTTGCCAGCCGTTCCTTATCCCGCTGAAACTCCGTTTTCTCCGGCTCCGGCGGTTTGGAGTGGCGGACATGCCAAGCAACCAAAGCGTACCCAATAGCGTCATAGGGGTTGGTGTAGATATGCGGTTCTTCCGATACTTTTTCGGCATCCTTATCGTCAACCACAAGGTTTGGAAGCGCTTCAATTAGCGTCGTACAGGTGGAAAATATCTGCAACTTGGCTATAGTCCTGCCCGTCCGTTCGTCTTCAAAAGGCTTCAGGTACTCATGCAGGACGGCTTTCCGTGCCTTTCGCGCCACGTTTTGCTCCGTGGGAGGTGGCATACAGCCGGTTAGGCCGCCTTCGATGTAGCAGTCCAC